CCCGAGGGGGCCCTGAGCGCAGTGCAACATCTCCAACCCTATGGTTGGGACCAACGATTGGGGTCTGACCCCAGAAAGGTATTTCCGATATGAACGGATTTACCCCCTGGAATGACTCCAGGAACACCATCCGCGTCAACCTCCTTGTGGAGGAAGACGGTCTGGTGGAACGCGCGAACACCGAGAAGGCGTTCGCGTCGTTCGAGGCCGAGCTGTCCCGTGTCGAAGACGTTTTGAAGCGTCTCCGAAGCACGCGGATCAGTCCGTACCCCCATGCGAAGCTGTAAAGCTTCGTAGATCGCTGGCCCAATTGTTGGGCTAGATAACGAGGAGTAATTCCTCGGGACCATGAGGAGCTCTGTATCGCCGTTGGATGATTATCATGACACAACGTAGACGAGGGATCGCCTACGTTGGTCCGGTTGCGAGCCGGTCTAAGACTTGGATCGTGAGTAATGGCGTCATGTCAAACATGTCGTCATCACGAACTAGTCTGTCCGACTCGTTTAAACCGCTCAACGGGAGTCAGGTTACTGACTCAGAATCACATCCCGCTTGGCGTGATCGCAAACGCGATCACTTCAAGGGTGATCTTGGAGGACCATTCTTCACTCAGAAGAGGTATGCGTACTCGGATTCTACCGAGCCCGTGACCCTATCTGGGAGTCGAGTGGTGATAGCTGGGGTCCGTACTGACTTCGGTCAGTACATTGGCCCTATGCTACCAGCGTCTCCGAGTGTTATGGGATACCCTGCCTATGCTCATTCCAACAATGATACGTTGGATGAACTTGGCACGGTTGCCATCGCTCGGTGTTCGCCTTCCAATCCCACCGCGGACGTTGCCACCTTTCTCGGTGAACTACTCAAGGACGGTTTACCGCACTTGATAGGCGATACCCTACATGGGCTCGCGAGTATGACTTGGAAACAACGCCGAAAGGCGATTGCTTCTGAGCATCTCAACGTCGAGTTTGGATGGAAACCATTCATCTCCGACCTTAGGAAGTTTGCTTCCATGGTCGTCCACGCAGATTCTGTTTTAAAACAGTATGAGCGTGGCTCTGGATCAATGGTGCGCCGCAGGTTTGTGTTCGATACTATTCACAACGTCGACACGGTCACCGCGATATCGAACGCCAGCCCATGGATTGGGCCGTCGCCAGGTATCGTGCTGAACCCTGATACGACGCAGGTGAATAAGGGATCAGTTCTACGGCAGACAGAGACTGTCAAACGTCAGTGGTTTTCAGGTGCGTTTACGTACTATGTTCCTCCGAGTGAAGGTATTCGGAATAACATCGCACGTCACGTCATCTTGGCCAAGAAACTTCTTGGCCTGCCACTAACGCCAGATACTATCTGGGAACTGACACCCTGGAGCTGGGCTGTTGACTGGTTTTCCGATACGTCCGAGGTTCTTCGGAACTGGACGAATTGGATCATCGACAACCAGGTGTTGCTGTATGGGTATATGATGGAGCATTCAATTGCTCGATCTACCTATACGTTCGCTGGTCCGACGGGCTATATGCCCCCGGACAAGCGTCCACCCAACGTTGTCTTGGCTTCTGAAGTCAAACAGCGTAGACAGGCAACCCCCTTCGGGTTCGGCGTTGACCTTTCGACATTGTCGAATCGTCAAAAGGCCATTGCCGCTTCTGTGGCTATTAGCCGTCAGAAGTAGCAGAGATGTTGTTCAGCGTAATCAACGCCAACGGGGCATCTCGGTGCCCTAGGAGTGATGCCCATGTCGTTCACCGACCCGCTTTCCATCACCATCTCAGGCTCGGCGATCTCCCTCCCGCGTGTGAACACGGGGGACGAGAACGCGTCCGAGTACATGAGCGGTGACGGCCTCTATAAGGTGACCGCGAGCCATGACTATGGCAAGCGCACCCGGAGGCTGCTGCGGATCGACGCTTCGAAGATCGCCCCGGACTCGTTCCGGCCTGCGGAGAACACGCGAGTGTCGATGAGTAACTACATCGTCTTCGACGTGCCGCCGACCGGTTACACGAATGCCGAGGCGTTGGCGGTGTATCAGGGCTTTAAGGCCATGTTCACCGCAACCTCCGACCTGCAGATCACTAAGCTCCTTGGCGGTGAGAGCTGATGCCTCACCTCAAGTCTTAGGTTCTGCATGAACCAGGACTCTGACCTCATTTCCCCTGATAAGGAAATGCGGCAAACCGACCGACGGGATCTCCCCGGACGTCGGAGCGTTGACCATTTGCCCAAATCGACCTTTACCCGTAAGGGATTGGTCATCATTGTGGCTGTGGTGGACGCTGTCTATCTGGTTAGCGAAGCTTTCCTCACTGCGCAAACTTCTTGCCTGTGAGGAGGCTGTGAAGAGTTCTACCTCTATCATCGTTTCGTACGGACATGCGAGCGTTTCAACGCCCGCAGTTCTGAACGTTACGGTGCACTCTGGCCGACTTCGGTCAGAGGAGGAAATTGCAGCATTCCACGATGTCCTTAAAGCTGTAGAACAGCTTCAGTTCGTCGTGGCGCGCAGCAATTTTCCTTTGAGGTAGGTTTCTCAGACGACTGGGCTAGGGATTAGCCACCTTCCATTGAAAGGAGGGGACTATGAAAAGCCTGACGTCACTCTGGTCCTGTACTGCCAATGAATTGGCAGTACGATGTTGCACGAGCACTGCGCTTGACGCAAAATACGTCGAGCGTCGGTTCGAACACGAGGGGCTATCGTTTCTAGCGATATCCCTGGCGGACTTTGGAAAAGCTACCCAAAAGTGGCTTGACCAAGGTTTCGTCGTGCCTTCAGATGTTCCGGCTTTCAAACGAAAGTCGGGACGTCGTAGCGGTCTCCCTGAATTTCTTCAAGGTTTCCTTGCACGTGTGTTCGATCCTTGTAGTGGCGTGCTGCTGGAGAACCCGGACATCGAAGCAATCTATGCCGTTCGTCAACTAACGTTGATGTTCAGCAAGATCGCCCTCCCGACAGCCACCCAGATGGGTAGGCCGTCTTCGGTTGTAACACCGAAGCGTGAGAGGCGAGCGATGCGCGAGTTCATTCAGTGTGAGCAGGATGTCAAGGAGTCTGACGCCCGCCTCGATCCTCAATTTCTTGAGGATTTTAAGCGGATGTCCGACTTGCTTTTCGCTGATTTGTTTGCCAAGGTGGATA